TCAGCTTGTTGTTGCCTAGCTGCTTCAAGTAATCTTTCTGCGGCTTGTTGATTTTGTTCTTCAAGAGGATTGGTAATACCAACTCTTCTCTGTGCTTCATACAAACTAATAAGTCCGTTACCACCATTCCACAATCTAAGTGCTAATAGTGCTTCACGTTCTCGTTCTTCTGGAGCTTCTGCTTTAAGTGTGACAGAGTTTTCATAAAAGTCTCTAATATCATCTGGAGATATAGCTTGGTCAAACTCATGTACTGTGCTTCGTGCATGTACTGTAACTTTACCTTGAGCTTTATTTACAATAAGTTTTAAGAACCTTTGGTTTGCATCTTCCATACCTCTAGCCATTGCGTCAGCAAATTTACCAAATACAAGTCTGCCTGTACCTGCTAATACTGATAATGCAAATCCTGTAGATACACCAGATGGTCGCATACCTCTGACAACGTTAGGAAATGTAGCTTCCTCAATCATTGTCTGCACCATACCAAGTTGTTGCAGTATCTCTTGTGGTGGCATTGCAAGTGGCGATGGTTGAATATTTACATTCGGTCTTACCCAGTTCTTAGATGCAAATAATTCATATTCATCCATTGTTGCTTCTGCTGATGATGCAGGCCCATAGAAGTCTATAGTTCTCCATGCATACTGTCTAAGTATTGCTTCGTATTGTGTTAGCAATCTTGCTTCAGAATCTAATAAATTGTGTACTGGTTTTAAAATACCCTGGTATTTTCTTTCAGGTTCGCCAGTATTGTAATCCATAGAAGCTGCAGGTTGTATTTTTATATATGGGTTAAATCCATAACCATGTTTGTGTGGCCCCCATACCCATTCGCCATCTGCCATTCTTCCATGCCATGTGTCATCCCAGTATTCCATAAACATAACAGTTTCAGATGACTTCATCATTGGTTGCCATTCTGGATACATCATTTGTATATCGTTACAAGATGCATCGTAGTATTCTATTGCCCATTTCATACCTGTTCGAGATTCATCCCATATAATATGTCTTGGGCTAACAGCATCTAATACAAATGGAAAAGATATATCTCTTTTGTCAAGATGATCTTCTAATGCATCTTTATATTCTGATTCATCTTCGTAATCTTCCATGCGTGGTGCATCTGGCCATTTATCTCCATCCCACCATGCTTTCATAAATGCAACGCCATACTGTATAGAATGTTTTACAACAGTTCTTTTAGTATGTTCTGGTATATGCATCCATACACCTTGTAAAAACTTTTGTATTCTTTCAGCTCTGTTTTTAGCTCTAGGTGATGGAGCAGGTACAAATATTGCAGGGTTATTTACGTCAACGTGATCTGTTGCAACATTTACAATTGCGTGTGGAGTTGCAGGTCTGACTGGATCAATTGGCATATCGTCTGGTACTGGTACTGGTCTTTCACCAAAATAAAATTCATCCTCTTCATCGCATTGAGAATGAAATACTTCAAAGTGATCTTTGTATGTAGAAAAAAGTTGTACTACTTCGTCTGCTGTAGGAGCAGATGAATCATACTCTTGATCTCCCATAATCAAAGGTTTGGCTGTATTATAATCTATCATTACCATTATAGATCAACTCCTGACTTGTCCCATCGTTCTTCAACTCTGGCTAGTCTTCTTTCTTTCATTATCTTTTCACCCGGACTCATACCACCCATACCATATCCACTATTAGCTTCAGCTTGTGTTGGCATATATCTTCTGCCAAATCCTCTACCTCTTGTTCGAGATCCTTGAGGTTCATTACAAGCTGATAATGCTAGTCCTAATGCAAAAACTTCGTCATCATGCTCACCTGCTGGAGCTTGTGCTTTAAAGTTTCCATTAGACATTCTAATATGTTGAAATGCTCTAAGCTGTCTCAACAATATAGGTATTGCTGGAAATGTTATTGTCTTATGTTCCATTGCTACAGTCAACGATGCAAGCATTTGTTCTCTTACATTTTTCTGTAACGACACCCCTTCTACTGGCATATTATACGTCATAAGGTCTTCGACCATTGCACGACCCATACCAGTGGCATCTGCCATAATTCTTTGAAGACCCCATTCTTCACTGATTGCAGCTATGTGTTGTTGTACCTGAGCCCATGACTGGCTATCCCAAAATTTATGGTATACAACTCTACGTTCATCTGCATCCATAACAATAAGTACAGTAAAGTCTCTGCTAACACCTAAGTCTAAACCTGCTACATAGCTTTTACCTGGTAGTGGAGCTTCTAACAAATCTCCTTGTATACAATCTTCTATATTAGGAAAAAATCCTGCTGATAAAGAATAGTCTGCAAGATACATTCTTCGCCATGCAGATTCTGGCATTACTTCTTTATCGCCTTCTACTTCTGTTACATCATCTTCGTTAAGAAGTGGATTTTGATATACAGTGTAATGAAAGTATCTGTGGTTTTTATGTGCACCTCTTTCAGCTGCGGCACATCCTCGTCTAAACCAATGTTCTGGATAAAGTGACGGAATCCCTTCATATACAGCTTTACCCATGCGACCAGCTTGGCGTAGGGTAGGTCGCAGTTTTTCAGCAGCTGCATTTGGAATATCTTGAGATTCCGACACCCATAAAAAATCTAAACCAACAGTTTGTAGAGATTGAGCATTGTCAGCAGATTTTAATTCAATAAGTCCCCACACTTCTTCTGTAGGGCCATTGAGTGTAATAGTCATATTAGCTTGATTTGTATCTCTAATCCACGATGGGTCTAGTAGTTGTAACATTTCATTCCATGCCTGTCTACCTTGAACATATGAAGGTGCAACTACCCATGCGTGAAAACCTGGTGGTACAAGTTGATATTTATTAATTTGATCTAAAGATCTGTCAAGAGACTCATAGTATGCAGCTTCTAATTCTCCAAGAGCACAACGTGATTTGCCCCAACGTCTAGCTGCTTCTATCCATTTTTCTTTTGCATTTAATGTATGGACTTCAATCTGACCTTCATGAGGAGAGTATCGTGTCCGTAGCAATTGAGTCATCTTCTAATAATCCTTTGGGGGTTCTTCTATCTGGAAGAACAGCTCCAGGTTTCATATCGTCTGCTGTGACAGGTCTTATCTTAGGTTTTACTTTTCCTCGTCCAGCTCCTTTAGTTGGGCCTTCTTCATCTGGTAAAGCTTGTATTTGTTTTATTACGGCTAATCTTTTTTCTACTGGTATTTCAGGATCATTAAGCATTTGTACTAAATGCCATTTTGCTACACGTTTAAGTTCATTGTTAGGTAGTTCATCTACCCCTACAGATTTTTGTCGTACATTATGACATGCATATTTAAAATCTGTATTTTTATTTACCCACTTTGTTAACCATGATTGGCTTCTACCTATATATGCTAATGCCCCTGTATCTTTAGAATGGAATTGTCTAACCCATAAAAAAGATTTCATTTCAGAACTAAATTCATCCCATCCATCTATTTGAGATCCGTAACCTTGATTTTTTGCAGCTGATGCAATTGTGGCTGCAATCAAACCAGGATGTATATCCGTAGCTTCTTTACGTGACATTACATTCCTGGGGTATAAGTTTGTGGTCTAGGTTGTATTTGTTGTGCTGTTTGAACACGTCGTTTTATAGGTGTAGCCCTTTGAGGTGTAGACCTTTGAGCAAAGTTAGCAATTTGTTGGGGGCTTACAGCTGGTGGAGGCCCTAGATCAAAAGATGGATTTCTATTAGGCAAACTAGGAGATTGATTCATTGGTGGCCCAGCAAACGATGGTTGTCCTATTCTTCCAGGTACACCTGATTGCATCATTAATCCTTTCATAATGTCATCCATAAAGTTACCTGTTCTTGCACCCATGATATTCATTAGATTTTGCAATGATTCATTCATAGGGCCACCTTCTGATTGCACTCGTTCCATTATTCTGTCAACCAATGCATCTAAAAATGTTGCGGGTAACATTGCTCCTTGACGATCTCTTAAAAGAAAATTGTCCATAAAATTGCGATCCATTGCTTGTGGAGTTTGTTCTGGGTTAGCAAAAATATTTCTTAATACGTCACCTGGATTTTCAACACCAATTAAACTTCCCAATGCTCCTATTGGGCTACCTAGCTGCTGCAAGTAGTTGTTCTGTGGGTTGTATTTTTTGTCAGCTTGTCTAAATAAATCTAATATAGCTGTCATAGCTTCTTGCGGAGTTGTTCCGTCAGAAGATTTTCTTTTATCTTTATGTCCTGGTTTATGTGGCATTATCTCATACCTTTCTTTCTTTTATCTCTTTTAGGTGGTCGTCCTCTTTTTGATCCGTATGTCCCTTTTCCTCTAGGCATTATCTTCT